GCCGGGCGGACCGTTATACGCGCGCCGGGATTGAGCGGATGGATCGCTTCATGAGCGTCCTCAACGCCAACACATTCGAGGAAGCTGGGAGAAAAATCGGGCGTTTTGTCCGCGAGAACACGTCGAATTTGGGCGCGTTGCGGACGATGAAAAGCGCGCTGCGGCCAGAGGAGTGGAACGGCGTCGCTGGACATGTCGTCAGCAACATGGGCCGGGGACGGGCCGGGGCGGCCGAGGCCGAGGCCGGATTCAACGTGAACACCTGGGCGACAGATTGGAACAGACTTTCACCATCAGCAAAAGATGTTCTGTTCGGCCGGGGCGGAGATTTGCGTCAGTCTCTCGACAGGCTCGCACGCGTCGTCGAGCGCATGAAATATTACGAGACGACGCGCAATGTCTCAGGAACCGCGAACACATTGCTTGGCGTCGGCGTGGCGCAGGGCGCCGTTGCGACGCTATTCAATCCAGGATTGTTGGCTCAGAGCATCGCCACGATGGGGGGCACTGCGGCGCTGTCGAAATTCCTGACGAGCAAGGCGTATGTCGGATGGCTCACGCGCGCTTATCAGATGGAGGCGCGGGGCGCGACACAGGCTCAGTGGCAGGCCCATCTCAAGGTTTTGAGCAAGCTTGCCGGCCATGAGCCAGAAATCGGAGACACAGTCATGCGCGCAGCGATTATTGCGGCGCAGCAAGGGGGACAGGCCTAATGGCTACAACCACATACAAAGGGGCGTATTTGCCGACCGTGTCTGGGGATTCAGGGACATGGGGCACGCTTTTGAACACCACAACATTCCCCGTTTTTGACGCCAATCTTGGCGGTCTCGTCTCCAAAACGCTGTCCAGCAGCAATGTGACGTTGTCAGCGTCTGAGGCCCAGAACGCGATCGTGCGGCTGACGGGGACGCTCAGCGCCAACATCGTGGTGACATCCCCGTGCCAGGGATTTCACTTTGTGGAAAACCTGTGCACACTTGGCGCTTATACAGTCACGCTAAAGGAGACTGTGAGCTCTGCTGGCGTGGAGATCCCCTACGGTCGCCATGTCGTAGCGCTGGATCAGACGAATGGCGCGCGGATCGTCGGCACGACTGTGATCGCTGACGGCGCCGTGACGTACGCCAAAATTCAGGACGTGTCCGCCACGTCGCGCATTCTCGGCCGCAGAACGGCGGGTTCCGGGACTACCGAGGAATGCACTCTTACGCAGGTCCTCGACTTCATCGGATCGGCGGCTCAGGGAGACGTGCTCTATCGGGGCTCCAGCGGATGGAAACGGCTTGGCACGGGAACGTCTGGCCAATTTCTGAAAAGCGGCGGCGCGGGCGCGGATCTGTCGTGGGGCTCTCCGACAGGCGGGCTCACGCTGCTCACGTCGGGGACCGTAAGCAGTTCGTCCTCACTATCTCTCGTGCTGACGAGCTACACGAGCTATCGCGGGCTAAGATTCGTCCTGACCGGGTTTGTTCCTGAGACCGACGACGTCATACTGACGATGCGTTTTTCCACAAACGCTGGAGGCGTGTATGACTCCGGTGCGACAGATTATTCATTCGTTGTTCATGGACATGACAGCGTCGGAAACGGTAGAAATATGTACGCCCAAGCCGCGTCAACCATCACTGTGCTTGGCGACGACACGGTAGGCACAGGCGTAAGCTTCGCCAATTCTGAGGGAGGATGCACAGCAATCGTCGATATTTTTGATCAAACTAACACAAGCCTTCGCCCAAAAGCGCAGTGGATGGGGAGCTATTATATGGAGACTCCCGGGCTCGTCATCCAGCATGGGAGCGGAATGCGGCTGACGGCGCAGGATACCGACGCCATACAATTCCTCTTTTCTTCTGGAAATATAAAATCTGGAAAATATGCTGTATACGGATATGAATAGGAGCATCATATGCGTATTTCTGAGCATGGAATTCAGACTATAAAAAATTTCGAGGGGTTGAGCCTAAAAGCGTATCGCTGCCCGGCTGGCGTGTGGACTATAGGATGGGGATCTACTGCTGGCGTCACTGCAGGCATGACAATAACGCTGGCCCAGGCTGAGGATATGCTGCGCGCTGAGGTTGAGCGCTTCGAGAAAGCTGTTAATCGGCTTGTTGAAGTGCCGCTTTCTCAAAATCAATTCGACGCGCTTGTGAGTTTTGCATACAATGTCGGGGATGGCGCGCTGGCGCGTTCGACGCTGCTGCGCCTCCTGAATCAGGGCGATTATGACGCTGTTCCTGGGCAGCTGGCGCGGTGGACGCACGGCGGGGGACGCGTCCTTCCGGGACTTGTGAAACGCCGCAGGATGGAGGGCGAGCTGTGGATGTCTCCAGCCGCGCAAATTTATGAAATTGAGGAGCCGATGGCGCAGGACGTTACAGAAGAGCCAGTTGGGAGCAACGTGATGTTGGAAATGATCATCGGCCTGGCCAGACATCTCGTCACCGGCGCGGGCGGACTGACTGCCGCGTCCAGCGGCGGCGACGCCAGCGCGCCAGCGACATGGCTCGGGCTCACCATTTTTGTGGCAGGCGTGGCTATGAGCGTGTTCGACAAGATTAAGCGTGAGGGCGACGCGAGTATTCTGAACGTCGTGCGCGAGTCCATTGACGCCATCCATGACCGGCTGGATGAAAAGGATGGTCCGAAGGCGTAGGATGCCAGATCTCGTATCTAAGTACGGGCCGGGCGCGGTCGGGTTGGCCGTCCTGGCCTATATTTTTTTGCGCGCGCTATCCTCAGCCGGATTCGTGGATGATGTCGTGCACGTATCCGTATTTGAGCGATACAAAATTGAGAACGCGGCTGAACATTCCGCCATCCGGACTCGCATGGATGGGCTAAACGAGCGTACTAGAGATCAGCTTGAAGTCATCGGCCGCGACGTTGACAGCATAAAGCGCGCCAACAGCGGTATTGCTGGCGCGCTCCAAAGGATCGAGGCTCAGACAAAGCCCCACTAATTCTTTGGCGGTTTAGGCCATGGGGGGCTCTGTGGACCTGGAGGGGGCTTACCCCCCCCGCTTCCTGGTTTCCCAGGCTGAACTGGTTTTTTTGGCATCATCTGTACTCCTTCATTTGGCCTCTTCCATCACATGTTCTGCAATCAATATAGCCGTATCCTCCGCACCTGGAGCATTTTCCCCCATCGCTTGTTTTCCCCGTTCCTTTGCAATCTGGGCATGTTTCTGATCCGTCTCCTCTGCAATTCGGACACTTCACCCACTCGTCAGCCATCTTAATACTCCTAGTTGATTGGCGTCACTGACCACGCGTCAGGATTGCGACTGACGGCGTGAATGATTGTTGGGGCGGAGACGACCTCGTTACGATAGATCTCCATCCCGTTTCTGCTCCACGCGGTTTGTTTCGTACGCACGAGATATTTGTAATTCTCTGCGTAGAAGATTATCGATCCATCACGTCTTCTCTTAAGCATCAGTACGCCTCTCCAAAGGCGAAAATTGCGTACGCTATGAGCATCGCGATGAAAATCAGGATGTAAAACGCCGTTAATTCATTCTTCATGTCACGCCTTTCTTGGGATTCTGAGGGCATCCCTGATGCTGTGGAATGTCGGCCGCATTGCACGCTCCAGACGCCTCCCCAATCCTGGGCGCTTCTGATTCACGACGAGAGGCGTAGGAGCAGGCTCGGCCAGGGCGCGCTTCCACCTCACAAGCGCGTCGAATTTATTTTGAGAAAGCGCAGGCTCGGCCAGGGCGCGCGTCCACACCAGATTCTGGATCTGGGGAGGGGCCACGTCGAGATGCATGGGCCGCGTCCTCTCATCACGCCAGGCGAGCAAATCGTAGTGCCATTTCCGCAGATGGTGGAAGGTGGGAACCTTCGCGCGGGGGAAATCCGTATGTCCGTATGCGGCGGCGAGGCCGTCCAGCCATCTGTGCGCGTAACTCATAGCGGTTTCCCAGGAGTCCCAATCCCAGCGCTGATCATGTGTGCGGTGGAACGCAACAGGCGCGTCGATCCGCCGGAGATCGAGCCCCATCAGAACAGCTGCGGTCACCATCGCCGTGTCCCACGCTGGCGCGCCGAGCTGAAATTTCTCCCATCCTGTATGTTTTCTCAGCGCGGATTTGAACCCCTCGCCGATGATCAGGACATCGATTCCCCACGGATTCAACGCCCCAGACGGCGTCTCGATGCGCCGCGCGTACGTCACGCAATCGCTTTTCACGAATGTCCCGAGACAAGATGTCGTCAGCTCGATGTCGCTATTGACGATTGCTGCGCTGCCTGGGATCAGCGCCATCACTTGTCCAAGCGGCGGCCCATAGCGGCCTGGGAAAAGCCTCGGATGCGCCTCAGACACTGCGGCGCCTGGGCCGTCCTCACGCTCGCATACGACATTCGTTACGTCGTATGCGAGCCAACTTGCCGGGCGTTTGAAATTCGGCGCGCTTGTGATTATCCTCATGTCAGTTTTTCCTTCTCCATCTGATCGTCCAGGGAGAGAGTCTGCGACGTGCGCAGACTCCCGCCCTTGGCGATCAGACTATGTGCAGATGCGCACTCCTGTCCGCAGTGGAGGCGGAGCCGTGAGCTGGTTGTACGAGACGTCAAGCCATTGCAAGGCGGCGAGCCGGCCGATGGACGAGGGTAACTCCGTCAGCCGGTTGTACGAGACGTCGAGCTTCTCCAAATTGATGAGCTGGCCGATGGCCTCGGGTAGCGACGTAAGCTGGTTGTCCCAGACGATAAGCCGCTGCAGGGCGGTGAGCTGGCCGATGGACTCGGGAAGTTCCGTCAGATGGTTGCGCGAGACGGAAAGCTGCTGCAGGGCGGTAAGCTGGCCGATGGCCTCGGGAAGCGACGTAAGCTGGTTGTCCCAGACGATAAGCCGCTGCAGAGCGGTAAGCTGGCCGATGGACTCGGGAAGTTCCGTCAGATGGTTGCGCCAGACGTTAAGCTCCTTCAGGGCGGTAAGCTGGCCGATGGACGCGGGCAACGTCGTTAGTCCCATCCCGCTCAGGTCGAGAGTCAAGCTCTGGCTTTCCTTGGCTCGTTGAATTTTTTCCATGGCGTTCAACATGTCGTCTCCCTTCTCCATCTGATCGTCCAGGGAGAGAGTCTGCGCAGTCGCAGACTCCCGCTCTTGTCGATCAGACTATGTGCAGATGCGCACTCCTGGCCGCAGGTTAGGCAGCGACGCCAAGCGGTTGCGCGAGACGTCAAGCCGCCGCATGGCGGTAAGCTGGCCGATAGCCTTAGGCAGAGACGTCAGATGGTTGTCCGAGACGTCAAGCTCCTGCAGGGCGGCGAGCTGACCGATGGCCTCGGGTAGCGCCGTCAGCTGGTTGCTCGATACGTCAAGCTCCTGCAGGGCTGTGAGCTTGCCGATGGCAGCGGGCAACTCCGTCAGATGGTTGCTCGATACGTCAAGCACCTTCAGCGCCGTTAGCTGGACGATGGCAGCGGGCAACTCCGTCAGATGGTTGTCCCAGACGGAAAGCGTATTCAGGGCGGTGAGTTGGCCGATAGACTCGGGAAGTTCCGTCAGCCCCATTCCGCTCAGTTCGAGAAACGTGCTCTGGTTTTTCTTTGCGTATTCGATTCTTTCCATGACGCTTGTCATGTCGTCTTCCTCCTCCATCTGATCGTCCAGGGAGAGAGTCTGCGACGTGCGCAGGCTCCCGCCCTTGGCGATCATTCTCCAATTTCGGCGGCCAATATTTGCAGACAATTCCTGATCAGCCTCGTCCTGTCCTCTGGGCTGATGTTTCCCATGCTGCGGGCGACAGCAATTCCAGCGTTCCCATGCGGATCTGTCTCGACTATCGGATTTTTCACGCACAATGCTGCGTGGACGACAGCTAACACCATCTCTCCCGCGTCATCGAAATCCGACATGTTGAAAAACGTCAGATCGCAATGACCAATTTGGACAAGAAGCCACGCGCGGAGATGTTCAGCGCTGACAGGCTGAAAGTGGTGCAAGCTAGGCCATTTCGAGTACGCGTCTTTGATCTTTGCGAAAAACGCCTTCATTTCTTTATCGTCAGTCATTGCATCCCTCTTCTTTCTGCCGCTCAGCTGAGACAGCTTCGTCAGCCCTAGAGAATAGAGCGCTTATTTTTATGAGCGCGTCGCGCTGATCAGCGGTGGCGCTTTTCGACATCCTGCGCAGCTCGGCGGCGTTCGCCGCTCTGAATTTTGCCACAGACGTCACGTCGCCTGCGGCCATCGCACGTAGAGACGCCGTGTGGATCTGCTCCAATAAAGCGTCAGGAGATCCCGTCCATGGCTGGCGCCCTTTGCCGTCGAGCCAGTCGATAAGGATTGGCCGTGGCTGCGGCTGTTGCGTTTCAGGAGACGTCCTCTGGCTCGTCGCTCTGCCGTCATCGTCTTTCGCCGTCGACAGCCCGAGCGCAAGTTTCAGCGTGTAGCGCTGTAGATATGTAACGGCTGATCCTAGCGCCTGGATTGCGTTTTTTCCGGAACCTTGATCCTCGGCGCACTCCAGAGTAGTCGTCTCGCTGTATCCGTCCGAGTGCTCAAGGATGCACGTCACGGCGAGACGCTGTCCGTTCTGGCTGGACCGATAGCGATACGACAGCCCATGCTCGCTGAGTATCGGGTCCACTGCGTCTGAGATATCTCCCAGGCTCTCATAGTCGTATCGTGTGCGCCCAGCTTTTGTTGCGTAATCGACGCGTTGCGTTTTGATTATCGGCTTGATCTTGGCCTTCGCCGCAGACATCGCCGCGGAGAACGCCCTGCGTGACCGGGCTTCCTCAGCGCGTTCGTGGAGGGAGACGAGGCGCTCGATAACATCGATTCTGGCGTCCGCCGTTATTGCGCGCTGGAGTAGATCCAGCGGTACTGGCACGACTGGCGTAAGCTCGATAGGCTGTTTTTTTTGATTATCCGTCATCACGTCCCCTTATGCGTCGAGCAGTTGCGGATAGATCGCCCCCAGCGCCAGAGCGTCCTGCATCGCGCCGTGAAGCCTGAGCGTCTCCACGCCATAGCGCGTGCAGAGCGCGTGCAAGCTGTTCGGACCGCGCGGATGTTTGCGTCTGGCGAGAGCGAGAGTGTCAGTGACTCCGGTGATGATCCCTGCGAGTTCATTCTGTCCGCTATTCAGGAATTCATCATTCAGGAAGGACATGTCGAACTTCGCGTTATGTATAACGAGATTTCCGGACGTTACAAAATCAGCAAATCCGGCTGCCATGTCCTCGAATTTCGGCCTCCCCTTGAGGAAAGCCGTGCCGATCCCATTGATGCGCTCAGCGTCTGCTGGCATTTCCATCCCAGGATCGAAATAGCTGTGCCAGCATCTGCCGGTCAGACGCTTATCGATCATCTCAAGCGCCGCAAGCTCAACAATCCGATGCCCATCGCCCGGCGACAGACCAGTCGTCTCCGTGTCCAGAATGATCTCTCTCATTGACATGCCTCCGTTATTTGTCTACTAGTAGTCAGATTATAGATCGGAGGCGTGATGTCAACAGAAAAAGAATCCTATGCCCAGCAACGCATCCGCGCGCTGTCCCCGCGCTACGGCGTCTGGCTGTGGCGCAATAACAGCGGCTGCTTCAAGGACTCTCGCGGCGTGCCCGTGCGTTTCGGGCTGGGGAACGACAGCAAAAAGGCTAATGCGCAATTCAAATCGTCTGATCTCATAGGCGTCGCGCCAGGAGGCCTGTTCTGCAGCGTCGAGGTAAAGCCAGAAGGCTGGACATATCGTGGCGGCGAGCATGAAGCGGCGCAGCTCGCGTGGATCGAGCTGATCCGCGATCTTGGCGGGATGGCGTGTTTCGCAACGTCTTGGGACGACGTCGAAGCGTATCTGCGCGAGAAGCGGAACAGCCATCCATGATGAAGGAGAGAAAAAATCGCTGGCGTGACGCGTACATAGCCAGAGCAATGCCTGTAGCGCGCGAGATAGCTGAACAGTGCGGAGCCTCGCGTCTGACACCAGGACGGCTCGCCATGGCCACTGACGCGTACAGGAAGACCGTGACTCGGATCTGGCCTAACAGGGCTGCTCTTGTGGCTTACACGGCGGCGTACTGGCGCGAGCGCGGCGTAGAGATCGACACGGGCGAGTTAGTGGACGAGCTGAGAGCGATGCTGGAGAGTGTGGAGAGGAGCGGGAAAGATGACTGAGACAAACTACGGTAAATCAGACCAGCCAACAGGGAATGTCTGCAGATCCTGCGCCGAGGCGCGGGGCGCGACATTCCGTCCTAACTCCAGCGCAGAATATGAGATAGCTCGGTGCTCTATTTGCGGATCCCAGCATCGCGTCGTCTATCCGGCGGAGTGCTGGGACTGGCCGAGGACGTTTGGGAAAAAATAGCCGCGTCGCGCCCGTCTTGTGCAGTCGGGCGCGCGCATCTTAGTCGGCTCCTTCTCCATAGCCGTCGCCGGAGCCGTCGCCGTCGCCATAGCCGTCGCCATAGCCGTAGCCATAGCCGTAGCCATAGCCGTAGCCATAGCCGTATCCGACGCCGCCTCCGTAGCCGTAGCCATAGCCATAGCCGTCGCCATAGCCGTCGCCGTCGCCGGAGCCGTCGCCATAGCCGGAGCCTACGCCGGAGCCGTCGCCGTAGCCTTCTCCGTAGCCATAGCCGTAGCCGTCTCCTCCACCTAATCCGTATCCGTAGAATTCGCCGTAGCCATAGCTGTCGCCGAATATATCAGCCTCTGTAGACATCGGCGCCTTCCCAGGCGGCGACCGCCTCGGCGGACACCTCGGCCACTCCAGTCACTTTGCGGGCCTCAAATTGAGACACGCGCTCGCCAATGCGAGAGCCGTCAACTGGGCCGATGCTGGCCAGTCCCAGGAATCCTCCCTGAGTAGACGGCCAATAGATGCAGTTGCGGCAGTTTGTCAGGACGACATCATCACCGCTGGTGTCTTCTGCGTATCCGAAAAATACGCCTTTATACTCCGTAGTAATCAATACAGGACGTGACATTCCTTTTCCTTTCTTATTCTCTGCTGTAGCCGTAGCCATTACCTTTGCCGAATCCTTCTCCGTAGCCGCTGCCATTGCCGTATCCGTATCCGGCGCCGTAGTCGTATATGTTGCCGTAGACGAAGCAGAAGCCGTCGTCTGTTCCGATTCCTTCTCCGTCGCCTGACCCCTTTACATGGCCGTATCCGTAGGCGTCTCCGGCTCCAACTCCATCTCCGAAGCCGTCTCCGATTCCATAGCAGTAGCCGAATCCTGATCCGTATCCGGACCCTACTCCGTAGCCATCTCCGTCTCCGTCACCGCATCCTGAGCCGTCTTCATTGCCAATCATTTGCTCGTGTCATGCGTGTGCTCCCAGTCCGACGAGCCGCATTCCGGGCATGTCGCGGGCGCATCCGAATGCTCGCTGTAGCTGTGGACAGCTCCGCAGTATCCGCACTGATATACGTGCATTTTTTTCTCCAGATATGTTGACATGTCTGCTCCGATAGCTGTACTGCTGTACGTCGATGATGTCAACTGGATTTAAAGAGGATCAAATGCCAAAAGTGGACAAAGATGGGAATGTAGTAACAACGGTTAGGCTTAAAAAGGAAACGCTGAGCCTATTCAAGCAATTAGCATTCGACGCTGACATGTCTGCGCGCCAATTCATGGAGAACGTTCTGAATAAAGCCGCAGCGCGCATGAGGGACGTGGAGGAGCGGCGGCTCAAGAAAAAATCAGCAATGAAGCCGAATTGACGAAAAAAATAAGCGCCTCGGGCCGGAGGCGCTTAAAGTGTGGGAGTGTGTGCAATAAGCGTCCGTCTTACTGGGGAGCAAGACGAAGGACCATCCAGCTTCGGAGAAGAACCACCCTCAACAGGAAGGACCATCCCGTTCATCCTAGAACCATCCTAAACAGGAATGATTCCCCGTTGGCCTAGAACTATCCACAAGGAAGGATCACCGTGACTAACACGCCAAAAAAATTTACGCAAGTCACATTATTTCGGAATAAAAATAAAAAAGAACTTTCCAAATCGTTCGAGATAGTTAGCGGATCGGTCGTAAAAAATACGTCAGCCAATATGGTGGACGGCGCATACGAGACACAGGCTATCGGCGATTTATGCTCCTTCGCAGCCGCAATATCTCGCGGGGAGATTGGCGCTGACACGGCTTTTGCTTACGGCGTAGCGCGCGCAGATCTGCCGAGAACTGGACGTGTGGCGACAAAAAAACGCTGTGGCTCAAGCGCCATAGCGCGGACGGCGGAGAATTTCTGCTGGCGGACGGGCGAGCCTGGCGTGCTCATGTGCGATTTCGACCCGCCGCGCGACGGACGGCTGAACAGCTGGACGCCGGAGGATTACCACAAGCTCTTGTATGATGTGGCGCCAGAGCTGCGCGACGCCGAGATGGCGTTCACGCCGTCAGCCAGCGCGCGTGTGCTGCGGGATGGGGAGCCGGTCGGGCATGGATGGCGGGGGTACGCCATCGTCTCCGACGCGGCCTGCATCCCCATCTACGGAGAGATGCTGTTCAGGCGGCTCGTCGAGGCTGGGCTTGGCTGGATCGACATATCGTCATCGGGCGCGCAGCTGCTCCGCACGATCATCGACGCGTCCGTGTGGCAGCCAAATCGCCTCGATTTCGTGGGACGGCCTGCGATCAAAGGCGCCGGCCTTCAGCTGGCGCGCTCGGAGCCCGTCATGTTCGGACAGGCCGGGCGCCCGCTCGTCATGCGGCCGGACGGCGTCGCGCTGCGGCAGTGGCGGCGCACGTCCCCCATCGTGCAGAATCTGCTGGGGACGACGGCGAAGGAGGCCGAGAAGCAGGGGCGGCGCTGGGAGAATGAGCGTGTGGCGGCCGCAGTAGCCTCAGGAGAGCAGTCGGAAGCGAGAGCGAGGGCGTCCTATAGCGCCGCGCGGAAACGCGGCGTCCTGGGGCCAGATTTCGTGATCTACGCGCATAACGGCAGAGCAATCTCCGTGCGCGATATCCTCGCCAATCCTCGCCGCTGGCACGGCGCAGCCGTCCGCCATCCTCTGGAGCCTGAGACAGGCGGGGCGGACTACACGAAAATATACACGGAGGGACAGGCTCGGTATCCCGTCATCACGTCGCTCGCTCATGGCGGTCAGACGTGGAGGCTGACATCTGCGCATCTGGCGATCCCATCTTCACAAAAAGGAAATGCCGGGGCCACGGATCACCCCGGCATTACCGGCATAGACAAAGAAGGACGTCTTCACTCAAACAACGCAGCCAGAGAAACGTCGATGACAGAGATACACGCAACCTTGGAGTCACCGATGAAAGTAACCACAACCTCGGAGTCACCGATGAAAGTAACCGCAATCTCGGAGCCACCGATGAAAGAGATACACGCAACCTCGGAGCCTCAGATGAAAGAGATACACGCAAACGGATTTGGCGTCAACGCCCAGGCCCAGACAGACGTTTTCGAACGGGATGAGAAGGGGCGCATTCTCAAAAACGAGAGAAACGTCTGCGCCGCGCTGAAAATGTCAGGCATTGCGCTAAGCTATAACGAGTTCTCGTGCGAATATTGCGTAAGCGGGTTGGACGGCTACAGCGCTGTGGATGACAACGCAGTAGATGAAATGTATCTGATGCTGCATCGAGAATACGATCTGAAACCATCGTTCGAGGATTTTTTCCGGATAATAAAGGCGGAAGCTCGCCGCAGGAAGTTCGATCCTCTCACCGAATACTTAGACCGCGTCGAATCTGAGTGGGACGGCGTCCCAAGGATCGACGAATGGCTGCATGCGTATATGGGAGCTGAGAATACGCCTCTCAACGGCGCGTTCGGCGCGAAGCATCTCATCGCCGCAGTGAGGCGCGCCCGCCATCCTGGGTGCAAATACGACACGATGCTCGTGCTCGAAGGAGCGCAACGCAGCGGAAAGTCGTCATGCGTGAGAATGCTGTGCCCAGACGAGGATCTCTTCACGGACGCGTTGCTGATCGGGGCGCCGATAAAGGAGGTCAGGGAGGCCACGCAGGGAAAATGGCTAGTTGAGCTGGCGGAACTGGACGGCATGAGCCGCAAAGAAGCCTCCACAGTGAAGGCGATGCTGAGCAGGCAATCGGACAGCGCGCGCATGGCGTATGACCGGCTGCAGAGCAGCATAAAGCGGCGGTTCGTCATGTGGGGCACGTGCAATGAATCGAATTACCTGCGCGACGCTACCGGAAATCGCCGGTTTTGGCCGGTGACAGTCGGGGGGATCGACCCCACAGGCGCCATCCAGGCGATTATCCGCGACAGAGACCTGCTGTGGGGCGAGGCCGCCGCGCGTGAGCGAAGCGGAGAGAGCCTTGAGCTGCCGGACGATCTGGGAGGAGAGGCGCGGGAGGCCCAGGAAGAACGGCTTGAGATAGATCCATGGGAGGAAACCATCGCCTCGTACGCGTCGTCGCGAGAGTGGGTCTCTACGTCAGAAATTTATGGGCCAGACGTGCTCGACATCGCGACAGAGCGGCAAAATCCGGCTGTGGGGAAACGCGTGGCGGCGATTTTCACGCGGATCGGATGGAAACGGGTGCGCCGCACAATCGGGGGGAGACGAATTTGGGGATATATACCAGCTCATTTAGCGCCATGACACCACTTGGCCCACTTGCGTCCCACAGCGTCTCACTATCTGAAGGCGTAGTGGGACGCCAAAAAATTGTCTCACATCAACCACTTATACCTACTAGTCCTACTAGTCCTAGTAGTCCTACTAGGATATATAAGGAGTAAATGGGATATAGGGACAGAGAGGGGGGAGCGTGGGGAGCTGTAAATACCCCTCTAAGGGAAATACCGTGCCAAGTGGGGTTAGTGGGACGAGATAGGGTAAAATATTGTAATATCTAAATAAATTCTGAGATGGTAGTGGGACGTGGAGTGGGACGGCGTACTAGGCCACCCAGCCATCCCCGGAAGGACAGAGGGTATGAGCACAGACATCAGCGCCATCAGAGAGGCGGCGAGGAAGGGATGGAGAAGGCCTGGCGATGGCCTGGGAGGATGGGCGCACGACACGCTCGCCGAGCAATTCGGTCTGCCGAGCGGCGTCATTCGCGTCTCGAATTGCGGACAGGGAGTGGAGGGGGAGTTCCTGAGCGGGCCTCTGTGCGGCGTCAAGAGCGGCGAGGAGCCGACACGCACTAAAGCGGCCGTCCGGCTCATCGTCGAGGCGAGGGAGTATCTGAGGCGGGAGAGCGACGCAAAATCTGTCTCAGCGTGACGTTTGCATCAGCAGTTGTGTTCCCAACGATGGGAACACGCAACATCTGGTATGTTCCCAAACGTGGGAACACAACATCTGGTGTTCCCGAACTGGGAACACAACACTTGGTATGTTCCCAACTCTGGGAACACAACATTTAGTGTTCCCAAATGTGGGAACAGAAAGGATTTCAAATGAGTTACGTTTTGGCGAGACGCTATGTCGGTTCCGGCGGGAACAGGTGGGAGAGTAAACCAGCGTCAGAATATACGGCTGTTGACTTTTTCGACGGCGATGACGCGTATGGCGACGCTGACCGCGAGCGCAGTGAGCAGCAGCGCGAAAATCCTGACTATGTGTATGAAATCTTTACGCGTTCTGAATGGAATGATCGCTAACGCATTGAAAGAAATGTCGAACGAACGCCGCCACGCCAGAGCCTATCTCCGCAGTTCGGCTCCAACCCCTGACCACGGTCCGGCGCGAGCGTCAAAAAAAGCGATGCGCCAGGTGCGGCAGTGGCGGTTCTTCTACGCGTGGGCGGAATCCCAGCGCGCCTCCCGCCAAACGAAGTTCAAAGCGAAGAACAGAGCCAAACTCGGAGGCAGAGACGAGCGGCGCATCTTCGGGGACGATGAAACCGAGGTTCGTTGAGCCAGCCCCGAGCACGACTCGCCATCCAGCAGCCGTGCGGGTATAGTCGCTGAGCGCGCGCGGGCAAGGTCATGGTTATGTTGCCGGTGAGATGCGATGGCTTGCTTTTCACCGTCCGCGCGCGCAGCTCCTCCGCCCCCCTACCCCGGTGCTATCTCCAATTTATGCGCATTGTGCGTTTACATTGCGCATGCGTTGAGGCATGATGTGTTTGTCAGACAGACGGAGGAGGGTATGGCGAAAAAGCCGCTAAACGTGTCGGTTGAAGCTGAACTGATTGATTTCCTTAAAAAAATGGCGGCAGAACGCAACGTGTCAGTGTCAGCGTGGCTTTCGCGCTTGCTGAGCGATTGGAGGGATTCCGGAGTTGAGCCGGTGTCTGATGCTGCACTGAAGAGGATGAGATGAACCCGACTGACGAACGAACGCATGAAATAGCGAGGCGGCTGTACCAGGCGATGCCTGGAGCCGAGCGTGTCCCGCACGACGACGTCTCAGGAGAAAAGATGTGGGGCGAGGTAGAGAGCACGCCACACTACCAATTTTGCGAGCAAATCGCGCGGGAGATCCGGAAGGCTATGTGCCAATGCCCGATGGAATAACGCCCCAGGAAACCTTGCCTGGAGGGAGCCTCACTGTCTGGGGAGGCTACAATGACCACATCAACAGATGGAGAACTCAAATGAAATTCGTGAACCTCACTCCTCATACGATCACAATTTATGATCTGTACGCCGACAAGATCACGCTGCCCTCAGAGGGAGTAGCGCGAGTCGAGACGACGGAACGGGAGATGGAGAATGTAGACAACATACCCATCGTGTCCGCCCCTATTCCTGGACCAGTGACAGGGCTCCCGGAGCCATCAGCAGGAGTTTCCTACATCGTTTCCCTGATGGTGCTGCAGCATCCGTCCTTGAACGGACGCCAGGACGTCTATGCTCCGGCAACCGGCCCAAATCACGCGGCAATGCGTGATGGAGAAGGTCGCATCATCGGAGTAACGAGGCTAATTGCGGCTCCGTCCAAGGACTGACCGACCGTCAAGAGCGGGAGTTTGCGGTCATGGCCGCAGACTCTCTCCCTGGACGATCAGGTGATTTTTTCAGCTTGCATTCGTCCAGAATGTAGCCTACATTTAGGACATCAGCAGCAACCGAGGGTAAAATCCCAGGAGAAATAAGATGTCAAATATCGTCGTTACACTCAATGACCGCACGATCTCAGTAGATTCCCCATACAATCCGGAATTCGTCACGGCCGCTAAAAAATTGGCGGGGCGCTGGGATGGCGATAAAAAGACTTGGGAATTCTCGAAAAAAGTTGAGTCCGAAGTGCGCGCCGCGTTGATTGATACGTACGGCGCGGACGGATCAGAAGCGCCGCAGCTCGTTGATCTGATTGTTGATGTGCTTGAGGATTGGGATGCAGACCGCGCGCCTCTGCGTCTTGGCCCAATTGAGATTTGTCGCGCCTTTGGCCGTGACAGCGGAGCCAAGCTCGCCAGCGATGTCGTGCTCGTGACCGGCCGTATCCGGTCAGGAGGATCAATGAAAAATTGGCGGACGTGCGCCAATGAGGGGACGCAGTTTAAAATACTCGATGTTCCCCGCCCCCTTGCGGAGCGCCTCGTCGCCATCGACGACTATCATTATTCCGTTTCGATCATTGAGCCGGTCGCCGAGGCCTCCGAGGCCTCCGAGGCCTCCGAGGCCTCCGAGGTCGAGCCTTCGCCGTCCACCATCATTCAGCAAACGAACGAACTGGCGCGCGCTATTTGCAACCGCTGGGGATGCGATTTCGCGCCAGGACATCAGTTTTCGCTGGCGCGCGACGGCGTTGAGCGCGACGCGTGGCTTGCGGCGTGTGAAGCTCAGAAGTTCTTAAATGGAGTCGATGTACCGCAAGTGGAAATCGAGCCGGAGTCAGAAACGACTAAAGAATTTCGCGCTGAATACCAGCGGATGACAGTAAAACAGTTGCGCGCAGTAGCCAAGAATATCGGATTCAAAGGCGCGTATCGTTTCAAGAAACGCGATTTGATTGAGGCGTTACTGAGACATGGAAACTGACGAATTGCATACTGCGGGAGAGGCGCTGTTTGGCGACCAATGGCAACGCGCCCTTGCCCGCGCCATTGGCGTGAATGAGCGAACAATGCGCCGCTGGGCCGCAGGGGGAAAGACCCCTGATTGGCTTCCTAGGAAATTAGATGGGCTCGTCGACGCGAAGATAAAGAAACTGCGGAGTCTTTTGAAATGACAGACGTTTTCGAAAGGATTGCGCGCGCCCGCCAGGATGGCGCGACTACGCTTGACCTGAGCGGCATGGGATTGAGGGCGATCCCTGAGGCCATTGGCAAGCTCACAGTTTTGCGGTTTCTTGACATTTCGCGAAACCAGTTAACGGTGTTGCCCGAGGCTATCGGCCAGCTCACCGCCCTGGAGTTTCTTTACCTCCACAACAACCAGCTGACGGAGTTGCCAGAGTCCATCGGTCAGCTGACCGTCCTGCAGGAGCTTTCCGTTTCTAGCAACCAGCTGACGACGCTGCCAGAGAGCATTGGCCAGCTTACCGCTCTGCAGCGGCTTGACGTTTCGCTTAACCATCTGACGGCGCTGCCCGAGGCTATCGGCCAACTCGCCGCCCTGCGGGTGCTTTCCGTATCGTGCAACCATCTGACGGAGTTGCCCGCTGCCATCGGCCAGCTCATCAATCTGCAGAGGCTTGACGTCTGGGACAACCGGCTGAAGAGCTTACCACTAGAGCTTTTCCAGATCACGGAGTTGAAAGAACTTTGGCTACATGGGAACATGTTTGAAGCTTTCCCGCATAAGATAGTCGATCTTCCATCCATCAGGGGGATCTATATCGACAAGAACGCATGTTTTGCGTCCTTGGCAAAGGGGACGAACGATGATGCCTAAAGATATTACTGTTCTTTCTAAAATAGAACGCGCCCGCCAGGATGGCGCGACGACGCTCGATTTGTCAGGCATGGGATTAACGACGCTGCCCGAGGCTATCGGCACTCTTAAAACGTTGAAATGGCTCGCTCTTTCCGACAATAATTTAACGGCGCTGCCCGCAGAAATTGGCGCTATTGTGAATTTGGAGACGCTTCATCTTGACGACAATAATTTAACGGTGCTGCCCGCAGAAATCGGCGCTCTTAAATCGTTGAAAATATTACATTTTTCCGATAATAAATTGACAAGTCTTCCGCCAGAAATTGGACGTCTTGTGAATTTGGAAATGCTTATAGTTGATGACAATGCGCTGACAGAAATTCCGCCGGAAATCGGCGGTCTTGTGAATTTAGAGACGCTTGTATTTATGGGGAATAAATTGACAAGTCTTCCGCCGGAAATCGGCGGTCTTGTGAATTTAAAGCGTCTTTATCTTAGCGGAAATAAATTGACAAGTCTTCCGCCGGAAATCGGCGGTCTTGTGAATTTAAAGCGTCTTTATCTTAGCGGAAATAAATTGACAAGTCTTCCGTCAGAAATCGGCGGTCTTGTGAATTTAAAGCGCCTCCGCCTATGTAATAATAAACTAATCGGACATCTATCTGTAATTGGCGCTCTTAAATCGTTGAAATGGATTTCGGTTGACGACGGTGTAAGTCTGCCAGAATGGTGCGGAGTCGCTCGATCTGCGCAGTTTTAGCGTCCTTGGCAAAGGGGACGAACGATGACTGAAGGACAGTTTGACGTAAATAAAACGACGCTTCCTTGGGCAAGAGAAGCGGCCAAGATGGCGGACAAAAGTCAACGTCAGATTTGGTTGACGTATACCAATTTAGAGATCTTCGCTTCATGCAAAGAAGAGATCCCAAAGGAGTTTATTGACGAGGCGATTAGTATTGCCCTTAGAACGTCTGCGCTTAAGCAAAGCGAAGACGGAGCTTACGTCATCAAGAGCGGAGATTGGGAGAATCTTCTCAAGAAGTTGCGAGACAAGTCGAGCGTTTGCCATCCGTAGGCGCTTGCCGTAAAGTGCGCGCGGCGCGGCTAGGTGGTGGCCTGCCGAAAAGCCTCAGGATCTCCATCAGCTGAGGCCGCCGCGCTTGTTCCCCGCCAACGCGGGGATGAACCGATCAGATTGTTCTTAAAAAAGAGAACGCAGTTTTGTTCCCCGCCAACGCGGGGATGAACCACTTGCGTATCCGCCTCCATCGGCGTATATGACACTTGCTCTTGCCCCCTTGTCGAGGCCCTGCCTGGCCGTACGGTGTTCCCCGCCAACGCGGGGATAGGCCCGACAGAGAGAGACTCCCCTTTTCAGACTAAAGCCTGTGGAAATCATCCACAGGCTTCTGTTTCTCGATATATCTGGCTCAGGACGGCTTGTTAAACTTGGCATTAACAAGCTTTGCAGCGACGTGTAACGTTTCCACGTCTTCCTCGTCAAGCTCGTCCCAAGTCAATAGATCGATGTCGTCTTCTTCGTCTTTGCAAGCATCGGCGGCAGCCTCTTGCATGATATCAAATAGTTCTTTAGCAGTTATTTGCATGTCTGTATTCTTTCGTTTATCGGTATCCCTCTATGCGCACATGCCAGCGCTGAGCAGCGTTGCTCTAGCCGCGTCCAGAGCAGCCATCGCTCTCGCCACATCGGTGTCCTTCCCTCCATCGCTTGATATTATCTGGGCGGCCCGCAGCATCTCCCGCGCGCTCCCGTCAGCAATGGCGGCCATGACCGCGTCGTGCGTCGTCTCCAGCAGCCCGTCCATGTCCCGTCCAACGACGAGCTGCAGATGCGTCGTCAGCCGCTCCTGGGCCTCAAGCCATGCCTCATACGAAGGTCCGCGCGTTGCGTACGCCCGGCCCATGTCCGCGTCGCGCACAGCCTCGACGAGCCACGCCGTATGACGTGGGCTCATCGTTTTCCAATGCGAAACCTCGTTACGCCTCGCTTCAGCCCACGCCGTCTGCATTGCGTCGCTCCATGTCCGCCCGCGCCCCTTGCCGTACGCATGGATCGCTGCGGCGCGGCGCATGACGTCGGCGCGAGTGACCTGAGATTCCAAGATCAATTTCTCTGACATGTCTGTCTCCATCTGTCTGTCTGCTATTCGCCAAATGTAGGCACATTGTGCCCGTTCGTCAAGAGCAAAAATAGGCGCCATTTGGATATAGGCATTGCCCGCGCCGTGCTCTCGCTCTGGCTCTCCCAGGAGCGCCAGGCGCGGACCGTGGCGGATATGAGCGCCGCCGCTTTGGTTTGTGTGAGCCCAGCCGCCTTCCTGGCGTCTCTGATTTGTGTTGGGGTTGGTGCTTGATGCATGATCCGCTCCTCGTCAGTTGTCAGCCAGCCAAACGTACGGCACAATGTGTCGTAACGCAATGAGATGTTTGCAGACTGGCGATTTCTTGTGCAATATGCGAGGAAAGATCGTGAATACTTCCGCTATGGAGAAATGGATGGCCGGTGCTGGGAAGCCGAAAATATCGGCGAAGCTAAGAACGTCGCTCGAAAACGCCAGAGAAAGTCCTTTGCTTCGCACCACGCCGCCCCACCGGGGGCAGTGGAAGCCTGGGCAGTCTGGGAATCCAGCAGGACGTAAAAAAGGAAGTCGACATAAGCTTGGCGCAGAATTTATAGACGCAATATATGAGGATTTCCTGGCGTACGGCCGGGGAGTCATAGAAGTAGTAAGGAAAGAAAAACCTGCGGTATACCTGCAAGTGGTTGCGAAAATGCTACCAGCGCAAGTAGAGATAAAAGAGGGTGGCGTTTTCTCGGAGATGTCTGACATCGAGATTGACGAATATATAGCCGACACTATCCGACGCATACAGACGCGCCGCAAAACCGATGCTGGATGAGGCGTTAGATCTGCGTGACCGCGTGGGCGACAGCGTCGCCCTCGCCATGGCTCTGGAGGAGCAAGACCGCCGCCAGGACACAGCGCGCTATGAGGGCTCGCTGGCGCTGTTTTTGCGCGGCGCGTGGCCGTACATCGACTCCGCTAAATATACGGAGGGCTGGCACCTCGACGCTATAGCCGAGCATCTTGAGGCTGTGACGCGCGGAGAACTGCGACGCCTCGTGATAAATGTGCCTCCGAGATCAAGCAAATCGTCTCTTGTGTCAGCGGCGTGGCCAGCGTGGACCTGGGCGCAGCCCGAGCCATCCCCTACGAGCGGACCGGGCGTGCAGTTCCTGTATGCGAGCCATTCATACAGGCTCAGCGTCAGAGACTCATTGAAAACGCGGCGCATTATTGAGAGCCCGTGGTATCAGCAGCGCTGGCGGAGGCGGTTTGTGCTGGCTGGGGATCAGAACGCCAAACAAAAATTCGAGAACGACAGAAACGGATACAGATTGGCCACATCAGTTGGCGGCGGTCTTACTGGGGATGGCGGGCAGATCATCGTTGTCGATGACCCAGTTGACGCCAGCGAGGCGTGTTCCGAGGCGATAATTGAATCGACGCTCAGCTGGTGGGACGAAGCCATGTCAACGCGGCTGAATGATCCCAAGACCGGCGCATATGTGATAATAATGCAACGTCTCCACGAGCGCGATCTGACCGGGCATGTCCTGGCGAAAAACGTGGGCGACTGGTGTCATTTAATGTTGCCGATGCGATACGAGCATAACAGACGATGCGTCACTCAGATCGGATGGA